AGCAAGGTCTAAAGACTACATATTATTTACGAAGTAAGGCCGCGACAAGGCTTGAAAAGTCAACCGTAGAAGCCCCTAAAGAAGAAATTCCAGAAGAAGATTTAAGTCAAGTAAAAGCTTGTTTAATTACAGATCCGGATTGTGAAAGCTGCCAGTGATATTTCAAGAATACAGGCAGTCAGCCACCTCGCCGTTAAAATATATAGTTGAATTAACGCCCGAGGAATTGGAAAGAGTAAAAGACTTATTGTTTCAAATAATTAAAAGAATAGAAAAAGATGAAAAAAACTAAAGAGATTATTTCAGATAAAGTATCCGCAGTTAATCAGATACTTCCCCATACTAACAAATGGGCATGGGATTTATTCATAGATGGGGCGGCTAATAACTGGATGCCTACAGAAATATCTATGGCTAAAGACATAGAACAGTGGAAAGGAGGATCTTTGACCGAAGACGAAAAGCTAGTAATAAAAAGGTCTTTAGGGTTCTTTGCTGGTTCAGAGTCTTTAGTGGCTAATAACTTATTACTAAGTGTCTTTAAGTTTGTTACTGACCCAGAGTGTCGTCAATATATTCTACGGCAAGCCTACGAAGAAAGCCTTCATAATCTTACGGTAGTATACTGCTGTGATTCTCTGGGGTTGGATATTGAAGAAGTGTACGAAGCATACAACTCTGTCCCAAGTATTAAAGCTAAAGATGTATTCTTAATGAACATCTGCACAGATATTAATCGTATTGATTTTAATATTAATACTTTAGAAGGAAAGAGAGAGTTTTTACGCAATCTAATTACGTACTATGTAATATGCGAAGGGATATTTTTCTTCTCTGGCTTTGCCATGCTTCTTTCTTTTAATAGACAAAATAAATTGCCCGGAGTTGGAGAACAAATCCAATACACATTAAGAGATGAAAGCCTACATATTAAATTCGGCATTAAACTAATAAACCGAATAAGAGAAGACGACCCAAAAATATGGACTAAAGCATTTGAAAAAGAAACGATTGATCATATCGACAAAGCTATGGAACTTGAACTTGACTATGCCAGAGATGTTTTACCAAATGGTATACTCGGACTTAACTCCGAAATGTTTATTGATTATGTTCAATACATAGCTAATCGTAGACTTGAAAGCCTTAATCTCCCTAGTCAGTATGAAGACACAAAGAATCCGTTTCCATGGATGAGTGAAATTATTGATCTAGAAAAATGTAAAAACTTTTTTGAGACTCGCGTAACGGAGTATGCAGTCGGAAACATAGAGGATGATTTCTGATGACCCAATTTTTCGAAGTTAAGAAACTGACAGAAACAGCACACTTGCCAGAAAAGGCACATGTTGAGGACGCCGGTTGGGACTTATACGCTGATGAAGACATCATATTGCATAGTTATGAAACAAAATTAGTATCAACAGGAATAGCTCTTGCTCTTCCTAGCGGTTACGCTGGATTGATTTGGGATAGGTCATCATTGGGCGTAAAAGGTATTCACAGGCATGCCGGAGTAATTGACTCTGGCTATCGTGGTGAAGTTAAAGTGGCTTTAAAAAACACTCACGATAAATCTTATGTGATATCTACAGGAGATAGGATTGCACAATTAATAATTCAAGAAACTCCAGATTTTGTACTGCAACAAGTAGACGAATTAAGTCAAACAGTGAGAAATGCTGGAGGGTTTGGTTCTACAGGTAAATAAAACATGACAAGAAAAAAGAAAACGCCCAATACAAATAGAAGAAAATCACTAAAAGCAAAAACTAACAATCAAGAAAACTACATCTATGAAATATCAGAAAACGATGTAACATTTTGCGTTGGGCCAGCAGGCACGGGAAAAACAGCAGTTGCTGTTGGTTTAGCTTGTGACTACCTTATAGATAAAAAAATAGAGAAAATTATAGTTACTAGACCTGTTATTGAGTCTGGAAAAGGTCTTGGTTTTTTGCCGGGAACCTTCGACGAAAAGATACATCCTTACCTTGTTCCTGTGTTAGAAGAGATGACCTTTCGTTTAGGGGAAAATAATGTAAAGGCTTATCGTGAAGAGGGAGTGATAGAAGTTTGCCCTTTAGAATATATGAGAGGGCGAAATTTCCATAATTCGTTTATGATATTAGATGAGGCTCAAAATGCTACTTTTGACCAGCTTAAAATGTTTATCACCAGAATAGGATGGAATTCAAAAGCGGTCATCAATGGAGATGTTCAACAGTCAGATCTTCCTAAGGGTGCAAGGGGTGGATTAGAAGAGTTTATTGAACGTCTATATAACGTAGAAGGAGTTGGCATAGCGAAGCTCACGGAAGAAGATATCATCAGAAATGACATTATCTCTAAAATATTAAAAGCTCTATACGACTGATAACATGCCAACTTACGATTACGAATGTAAAGATTGCGGAAAAGAACTTGAAATTTTTCACAGGTTCGACGGTTCTCCCCCTCCTTGTGAGAAGTGCAAAAGTGACAATTTAGAAATTGTTATTAAGCAAGCTCCCTCTGCCTTCATAAAGGGAGAACCCACAACTCTGGGTCAGCTATCAGAATCTAATACTAAACACATGGGAAGATATGAGCTAGAAGACAAAAGAGCATATCAAAATGCAGAAAAGAAAGAAAAGAAAAAGGATTGGTGGGAAACTGCTGGTGATTCCACGCCAAAAGAAATAAACAAAATGACAGAAAAACAAAAAACAAAATATATCAGAGGTGATTAAGTGTTATTTAAAAAATATGTAGAAAATGCCGATGGGTCATTTATTGTTGTTAGCTGTGCCGACTGCAACCGACCCCTTCTCAACATTATTAAGACTGAAAAAAGCGAAGATGTCCACTTCATAAAAGCTCATTGTGTAAATAAACGTTGTAAACCAGACGAAACTAGGGGAGAAAGCTGGGTTCATGAATTAAATGGCAAATTTATGTATGCAACCATCAAAGAAAGGGATATAATAGTATCTATGGAGCAAGACGAAGATGACATCATGAATATACACATGGGAAAGAAAAAGAAATGACATCCGAATTTGTTGAAGAACGAGAAGAATCCTACACTTATTATCATCTAGATGGTTCTTTAGGAGAAAAGCGTTCTAAAGGAACGTGTGCTTATTCAGTAAGAATCAACGATCATCCAGAAATATACTATATTAAGTTTTTTAGAGGGTCTATATTAGACCCTTACGGAATGGACGCTAGAAAAATAGACTCACCTTTATGCATATATAAAAAAGTAAGCAGCGCTGTTTTTGGTTATTACTCTGATTATCTAACTACCAAAAAGGGAGAATTGCTCAGAAGAGCAGAACGGAACTATATAAATGTCTAAGAAAAAAACAGGAAGACTAACTAAAGTAGAAAAGTTCTACATTGAAAATAACACAGACAAGAGTGTCAAAGATCTATCTAAAGATCTCAATAGGTCAGAATCTATAATCACCAAGCATATTGGTGAGGGTCGTGACACTGGACATTTAGATAATGTCAAAGATCCAGACTCAAATAACATAGTTGGAGACCTTATGGGTCACAAAGAAGACCGTGGAGTTACCGTAATGACACCCGCAGCGTCTGAGCTAGCTGACGCAACTCGTCCTAGCAGATTGAAAAATAGTTCTAGATATGATAACGCTATACATGTCATCAAACAGGACAAAGAATGACAGTCTCTAAATCTTTAGATCAGTACGTAAACCAATATGGCGACAGTAATCCCGCTTGGGTTGTTGAACTTTCTAATGGTGAAACAATATACCAAGATGACGAAAGACCCGGACTAGAACCTTCTAGTGCTTGGAAAAGACTTGGCGAATACTGCAAGAGTCATGGCCTTCACATACAAAACATGAAGATTAAAAATAGATCAAATGCTCACGAAATAGGCTCTGGCCATGATGGATACTTTTTCTGTAAATCTGCTGGAGCTTTTATGTTTGGAGATGAGACTATGCATTCCTTTATAGTCGGAACCTTAAACGATGGAAAATTGAGAGTAAGAAAGTGGGCCATGCCAGACATGTCCCCAGAGAGATTTGAAGAAAGAGACCCTTTCGCTAACCCCGAATGTTTGATTGCAAAAGAAGGAACATTGAATGAAAAACTACAAACACAAAACGACAGGACAGCCTTGTAATTCAGCCCAGTACATTGCAGAGATTGTATGTCTTAGAGAGGCAGAGAAGGCAAATGTTGGAAGGCCAGCCTATGCTCTATGGAACACGGAAAAGTGGAAGAAAAAGTATCAAAGTCAAGTCACCAAAGCTTATCAGCTTCTAAAAAAATACAGTGACAAAGCGATCATAAATGCATTGAACGCTCCAAGAGGTAAAAGCATTTATTCTTTAAGAGTAAAAAATCTAGAATACCTTATCAAAGATGCTCAAAAGTCTTTGGACAAAATTAACCCTTCAGTTATAGACTACAACGACAATACACAATCAAAGCCGCCCAAACCATATGGTCAGGAAAGCATTATAAATAAACTTAGGAAATTAGATGGCTAAAAAGAAAGAACTATCCATATTTGACACTCTTGTTAAGAAGTACGGCGATGACGTTGTCAAAAGTGGAAAAGAAGTATTCGAAGAAATTAGTAACAGACACATCATACCTGTCAGTCCCTGCTTAGACTACGCACTTGGAGGAGGAATACAAGAAGGTAGTTGGGTTCAGATGATTGGAGACCCCAAAAGCGGCAAGACAACAACTGCCCTTCAAATAGCAGCTAATGCCCAAAAGGAAGAGAACGGCTCTAGAGATATCTGGTATATCAATGTCGAGGGTCGTCTCAATAGAAAAAATCTTGAGGGCGTAGAAGGACTTGATGTAAACTCAATCAATGTATTTGAGTCCCCTATGGAAACTCTCAGTGCAGAAAAATATCTTGGGGCTATCGAGAGAATAGTAAAAGAATGTCCTAAATCAGTTATCATCATTGACTCAGTATCATCAATGATAGCTCAGAAAGATTTAGATGAAGAAGTAAGGGGAGACTACAGGCCGGGATTACAGAAGATCCTTTCTAACTTTACAAAGAAGCTAGGAGCCGTAGTCCCAAAGCAGGGCGTAATTATTATAATGATCACGCATTATATCTCCAACATCTCCGGTTATGGAAAAAGAAAGGTAGCTGATGGTGGCGTAAAGATACAATATCAAGCAGATACTATTCTAGAAATCAGTCGTGTTCAGCCTTGGAAAATCGACGATAAGTCTGACTCGGCTCAGGTTGGTCAGTGTATTTTATGGAAAGTAGTGACTTCATCTGCTGGCGGGTTTACGGGTGGAGGAGCTATTAGCTGGTTAAGGTATGGGGTTGGTCTTGATAAAAAACAGGAACTATTTTCCCAAGCTGTTGATTTTGACATTATAGAACAAGCCGGAGCTTGGTACACTTGTCACTTCGCCATTGATAATTTGGATATGGTGGGCGACATCTTAAAAGCAAATGATGTAGACCCGACCAATGAAATTGCGGTTACTAAACTATTTAAATTTCAGGGTCAAGTAAAGCTCTTAGCATTTATGGATTTGCATCCTCAGCTCTGGGGAATACTCAACACAAATCTTCGAGAGGTTTTGTATTGAAAGCCATAGGATTTGACGGACGAGAACAGAATTGGAAAATGAACAAATGCATTGTTTCTGGCGACGACACGAGACCCAGATCAAATTTACATATTTCTACCAGAAAATTGTTGAAGGAACTTTTTCCGTATGATACAATATATGAAGAAGTCACACTTCCCGGATCGAACAAGCCGTCAAGACCATCAAAATTATTTGCAGATTTCTTTGTTCCAGCTTACAAACTTATAGTCGAAGTTCATGGAAGGCAGCATTTTGAATACGTTAGCTTCTTTCATAAAACAAAAGCCGAATTCTTAAAATCAAAATCAAGAGACAGAGACAAAAAGAGATGGTGCGAAATCAACTCTCTCAATTTTGTATCCTTAAAATTTTCAGAAAATCTAGATGAGTGGAAACAACGAATCCTCGAAGAACTCTGAGTTAGAATCATTAATTCAGTCGCTAGAAGAATATAGCAAAAACAAAGGTATCATAACAGCGGCAGTGAACCCAGAGGTTGAAGAAATAATAAACCTTACCGAAGACAATCTAAAGAATTTAAATCCTGAAGAGTGTCTACGTAAGGCTTTTTTATTATCTGGGTATTGCGGGTATATACAAAAGATAGAAAACAAACATAGAGTGAAGCTAAGGTGGTGTGAAAATATGTTAAGCAAAATGACAGTTCAATACGATCATCTATTTTCACAGTATATGAAGTGGGAACAAAAACTACACACCCTAGCGATTAATGATGACTTTGCTAAAAGTGTACTCAGCGCTAAAGATTCAGCTTTTTCAAACGTTACTTGGATAGAGAACAAAGTTAGAGACATGCGTAGACAGGTGGATGCTCTAATGGAACTTGGAAGGAAAAGATATTCATGACCCCTATAGATGAAATTAGAGAAGGAATTATTAGCAATGATATGGCAAAAGTTATTGAAGGATTTTATAAAATCACAGGAGAGCGTATCCAACAAGGAGGCTCAGAACGAGAAGAAGAATCCGAACAAGTGCCAGAACAAAAAGTTCCAGTTCCGGTACAACCAGAAAGACTAACAGATTTAGATTTTTCAGTTCAAATAGCAGAGAAAAATGAAAAGGGTCATTACTCAAAGCCGGAAGCTATAGAAATCGGAAAGAACAAGTTTATTGATGACGGGATTGACTCTTCAGATATAAAAACCCCAGAAGTTGTTCGTGCAGAACGAAGACCTCCAGTCAAAATGGTTGAAGTTACATGTCATAAATGTGGGAAAAAAGAAGAGATGAACGCCAGCTATAAAACTGGAGAGTTCCACAGATGCGATAAATGTGTGGGAGGATAAATGGAAGAAAAAATATCCAACCCAGCATCAGAACGAGTTGTATTATCAGGAATCATAAAACATGGTTCTGAAGCTTTCATTGATGTTGATGACATTATAGAAACAAAACATTTTACTTTAGAACAAAATCAAATAATCTATGCGTGCATTAAAAAGACTCTGGAAAACAGTTCAACCATAGATCTTCCTTCACTACTAAGTGCAGCCGAAGATTTAGGAATGACAGAATCCTTTAAAGACAGGGTTCCGCCAGACCACGTCCAAGGACTGATGAATCATGATGTTCAACTAGAGAATGTAAGAACACACGCAATCAAGCTCAAAAAGCTAGAACTAGCAAGAGAAGTAAGACTAAGAGCAAGAAGAGTAATATCCGATATTAACGATATTACTGGTGACGAAACTATTGATAAGATTATATCAGTAGGAGAAACACCATTTTTTGAACTATCCTCTTCACTAAACAGTTCAGTAGAAGACAGACCTGTCAGTCTTGGAGATGACATTGAGGGGTACATAGCTCACATAGAAGATAACCCCTGCGAAATGCTTGGTATCAGTAGCGGATTTCAGAGATTCGATACTGCAATAGGCGGTGGTTTTAGAAGGAAGTGTGTTGACTTAATTGCGGCAAGACCAAAAGTTGGTAAGAGCATGTTGGCCGACAATGTGGCTGCTCATATATCTGGAGAGCTTAATATTCCAGTTCTTCTCCTTGATACAGAAATGGCAAAAGAAGACCATTACAATAGATTGATTGCTAGATTCAGCGGTATAAATATTAATGATATTTCAACCGGCAACTACTTAAAGATGGTTAATGGTAAAGAGAGGGTAGACCAAGCTGTTGAAAAAATTAAAGGGATACCATTTGACTATATAACAATAGCCGGAAAGCCTTTTGAAGAAACATTGTCAATCATTCGCAGATGGTTGATAAAGAGGGTTGGTACTGATGAAAATGGTCGAACAAATGACTGCATGGTAATTTATGATTATTTGAAGCTTATGGCTTCTAACGAAATCAATGACAGCATGAAAGAGTTTCAAGTGCTGGGATTTCAGATAACTAAGTTGCATAATTTTACCGTCCAGTATGACTTTCCATGCCTTAGCTTTGTTCAACTCAATAGAGATGGTATAACTAAAGAATCAACAGATGCCGTTAGTGGGTCAGACAGGCTTATTTGGTTGTGTAGCAGCTTTACTATATTCAAGAACAAATCTGATGAAGAAATGGCAGAAGACGGTGGGGAGACAGGAAATAGAAAACTCATCCCAATTGTCTCAAGACATGGCGGAGGATTAGACGATTACGATTATATAAATATTGACATGAAGGGCGAGATTGGAACCGTTGAAGAGAGAATGACAAAATCAGAATCTATTGAGGGTTCCCGAGTTCAAAAAGAAGGTTTTGTTATTGAAAGTGGAGAAGAAGAAATTGAGGAGCCTTTTTAATGATAATTAGTAGAGCCTCTAGAATAGCTTTAGCCGATATACTGTCAGACAGAATAGATGAACTGTTTAATTTTTTAGAAATTGACTACACAGACAATAACGAGTATTATGGTTTTACTTGTCCTATACACGAAGGGGCTGACAACCCTCAAGGATGCACGATGACTGTTCACGGAGAATGGAAAGGTGCTTGGAAGTGTTGGACTAGAGGTTGTGAGAAGGAGCATACACATTCAATAATGGGTTTTGTTCGGGCTATCCTGAGCGAAAGAAAAGGGAAGGATGTCACCTTTGCGGAAACAGTAAGGTTCTGTAAAGAGTTTTTAGAAATATCTGAATCTGAAATAAAAGACAGGGCTAGCGACATGCCTGCTCTTTTAGAAAGATATGCGAAGCAGACAAAAGAAAGAGAGTCCGTAACATTAAACATCAGTCGTAGACAAATAAGAAATAGTCTTTCGATGCCTCCAAGCTATTATTTAGATAGGGGTTATTCAAAGGAAATACTAAACAAGTTTGATGTTGGAAACTGCAATACACAAGGAAAACAAATGAACGGGAGAATTGTGGCTCCGGTTTATGACGAAAACTACAAATACGTTGGGTGTGTTGGAAGAACGCCCCACGAAAACCATAATGGATACAAGTGGATAAATTCAAAATATTTTCATACAGGCTCTCATCTTTATGGTTATTGGCTAGCAAAAGATAAGATTCGTAAAACAAAAACAATTATTCTTGTAGAAGGTCAAGGAGACGTATGGAGGCTTCACGAAGCGGGAATAGAAAACTGTGTTGGAATCTTTGGCTCTAGCCTAAGCGACGCACAGTCAAGACTTATACAAACGTCTGGAGCTTTCACCGTAGTTATACTTACCGACAACGATGAAGCTGGGCAAAAAGCAAAAGTGTCTATACGAGAAAAATGTAGCACGCTATTTAACATAATTGAACCTGAGTTCTCTGGAGAGGACATGGGCGACATGACAATAGAAGAAATAATAAAAGAAATTAAACCTCAACTGGAGGGGAAACATGCCTAACATAATCGGTTTATCTGGAGCTAAACAAAGTGGTAAGACAACATCCACCAACTTTTTGCATGGCTATCAATTACGAGTAAATGAAATTATTGAAAAGTTTTTGATGAATCCAGATACTGGAGAGCTTCTTGTAAATGCAAAAACCATCAACGAGAAAGGTGAAGAAGAAGAAGGACTTGGAGTTCTCGATATAGAAAGAAGAGATTCAGACTTTATTGATTATGCGTCCCAGTCTATTTGGCCTTATGTTCGTTCGTTTGGTTTTGCAGACCCATTAAAAATAATTTCAATTCAATTGTTTGGACTGCTAGAAGAACAATGCTACGGAACAAATGATCAAAAGAATACACCCATCAATATAAAATGGGAAGACCTTCCAATCCCCTCAGAAAAAACCGGATTCATTACTGCTAGAGAATTTTTACAATACTTCGGAACTGAAGTTTGTAGAAAAATAAAACCAAACATATGGGTTGACAGTTGCGTCAATAGAATAAACCAAAGTGGGACAGGACTCGCTATTGTCTCAGATGTAAGGTTTCCAAATGAAGTAGAGGCTATCCAGAAAGCTGGCGGAAAAGTAATTAGACTGACTAGGAAGCCACACGAAGATTCACACGGTAGTGAAATATCCTTGGACAGCTACGAAGGGTTCGATTATGTCCTAGACAACCAAGACTTGGGCATTGACGAAACAAACAAGCAATTGTTAGGAATACTAAAAAGTTGGGAATGGGCATAATATATGATAGTTTGTTATCACAGAAGCAGTAGTCTGGGAACTTTAGAATTTTGTCAGCAGAAGTATTTCTTACAATACAATTTGTCCTTCAAAGACAAAACTAATAAGAAAGCCTTGATGGGGACAATAGTGCATAAGGTTATGCAAACTCTTGGTGATAAAAAAATTGCCATGAATAATGGATTAAAAAAGGTCGAAGACGAAGAAACCGGAAAAACCTTGACTCTTGATGAGTGTGACGACCTAAAGTTATTAAACGATATAGCTTTTGATTACTACACTTCAAATTTCCCAGAAGTAGACATAACAGACGCAGATAGAAGAACCTGTTTAAAATGGGCAGAAAAAGCCGTAGCTTATAGAGATGGATTTTTAGACCCTAGAAACCAAGACGTAGACGCGACGGAATTGTTCTTTGACTTTGAAATCAAGAAGCCATGGGCAAAATATTCCTATGAGCTTGGTGGAGAAATCATAGAGGGTTACTTATCTATTAAGGGTACGGTAGACCTTATCCTCAGTCAGGGCGGCGATTACTATGAAATACTAGATTACAAAACCGGCAAAAGGCTTAACTGGGCTACCGGAGAAGAAAAAACTTTAGAAAGTCTTCAAAAAGATACGCAGCTTCTTCTATATTATTATGCCTTAAAGAATGAATATCCAGATAGAGAATTTGCCGTAAGTATTTACTATATTAATTCCGGCGGATTGTTCTCCCTAGTCTTTGACGAAGAAGACTACGCAAAGGCAGAAGGTATTCTCAAGAAGAAATTTGAACAAATAAGAGACATACAAAATCCAAGACTTCTTTCTAAAGGAAATCGGCATTGGAAGTGTCAAAAGCTATGCAAGTTTAGTGAGCCTTGGAAAGACACAGATAAAAGCGTTTGCCAACACATCAGTGATGAAGTAAGAAAAAAGGGCATAAACGCAGTTGTTGAAGAATACGGAGATATTGGAAAGATTACTACCTACGGAGACGGTGGTGGTAGACTATCGGAAGACAGCAAAAAATGAGTTGGACACCACTCCACCTACACTCGCATTACAGCTTGCTGGATGGTCTTAGCAAGCCTAGCCAGATTGCGTCTCGATGTTCAGAATTAGGACACGCCTCTTGTGCGTTGACTGACCACGGAACTATATCAGGTGCGGTAGCTTTTACGCAGGCTATGAAAGATAAAAATATCAAACCCATATTAGGGTGTGAGTTTTATCTAAGTCAAGAATCTGCAACCATTAAGAATCCAGAAAACAGAGGCTTGAGCCATCTGTGCGTTTTAGCCAAAAACAAAAAGGGCTGGAAGAAACTCATCGAAGCTGTTTCTCGAAGTAATGATGAAGATGTATTCTATTATAAGCCACGATTAGACTTAGACATGCTAGGAGAATATGCAGACGGAAACGTTCTTGCTTTTAGTGGTCATCTTGGAAGCGACATGGCTAATGCAATTTTTACAAACTTTAAACTTGCTTACAATCAAGAAACAGAAGAGGGTGTCAAGAATTACATAGATCCAAACTGGGTTGAGAATCTTACAAAGATTGCCCATAAGTATATGGACATTTTTGGTAAAGAAAACTTCTTAATTGAAGTCCAATGTATAGACCAAGAAAATTCACCAGCAGCTAATCTTGTCGCTCAAGGAATGAGATATATTGCTAAGAAACTAAAGATACCATCTATAGCAACTGCTGACTCTCATTATCCAGAGAAGAAAGATTCTTTAGACCACTTACTACTTTTGTGTTCGTCAATGAAAACAACATTGCGCAAAATTAAAAGTAAGCTTATTAATAATGAAGAGGTTGGATTCTCTGCATTTATGAAGTCAAGCAACTTTCACATACCCACGCTGGAAGAAATACAAGGCTTACATACCGAAGTAGAGATAGAGAATACAATGCGAATAGCTGACATGTGCGAGGAATATGATATCCTTTCACATCCGATGCTTCCAAAATTCAAGTGTCCAGAAAGCCAATCAGAAGAAGGATACCTAAGACAACTATGTCGTGATGGATGGAAAAACATATTGATTCCTAGCGGTAGGGTTAATACAGAAGGTGTCAAAAATGAATACACCGAAAGAATAAAAAAAGAACTTGAAGTCATTAGCAATGCTAACCTGTCTGGCTATTTCCTAATCGTTAGAGATATAGTAAACAATGTACGCTCTCATGGATGGCTTCCCGGACCCGGTCGTGGAAGTGCCGCTGGAAGTTTAGTATCTTATCTTATGGGTATCACACAGGTTGATCCTATTGAGTACGGTTTAATCTTTGAACGTTTCTATAACGCTGGACGAAACACAGAAGGTCATGTATCATTACCAGATATTGACATTGACGTTCCAGCCTCAAAAAGAGACGAGACTATTAATCACATCCGTAAAAAATACGGCAAGAACAAAGTAAGTCAAATGGTTACGTTTGGAAGACTTCAAGGGCGAAGTGCATTAAAAGAAGTTTTGCGAATGAACGATGCTTGTGGTTATGATGAAATGAATGTAATCACAAAAAGCCTACCTCACGAACATGAAATTTCTGATCAGTTAGCCGAAATGGACAATCCGTCTGTAATCAAATGGACATTAATGAATCAGCCAGAAGTCTTGAGGGACTACTGTAGAATGAATGACGACGGTGAACTTGAAGGTGACTATGCAAAGTTGTTTGAACAATCAATGCGTATAGAAGGCACTTTTAAATCTCAAGGAAAACATGCTGCTGGTGTTGTGATATCATCAAGCAATTTAAACAAAGTTTGTCCGATGGTAAGGGACAAGTCTAGTTCAGAAAAAATAGCGGGAATGGAAATGAATGACTTGGAATCAATGGGTCATGTTAAATTTGACGTTCTTGGAATTTCACTTTTAGATAAAGTCATGGGTATTAGGGATCAATTAGAAGAATGAGTAAATCACACAGAAAAAACTTAATAGACAAACTACATAGCAGAAGATATGAAGAACGCAAAGGAGTGTCTATATGTTTAATAAACGATTTTTATCCATCAGTGAATAAAAAAATTAGATACCAAGTTCATTGTGATGGTAAGTATAAGTTCAGTCATCTTTATGACTGTGCAAACGAAGCCATAGAAAAGTATTTTGAAATTCTAAGAAGGAGATAGTCATTAATTACAGAGATATAATTGTTTTCGACTTTGAGACCGGCTCTCGAAATCCGTATAAAACACAGCCAACACAAATTGCAGCCGTCGCTATTCACGGTAGAAAACTAACCGTACAACCGGAAGGATATTTTAACAGTGAAATACGACCAATCTTAGACGATGAAAAGGCTATCGAAATGGGATTAGACCCACTTGAAGACGAAGCTCTTGCAATAACTAGAAAGACCAGAGAGGATCTGGCTAAAGCTCCACAGCCAAAAGCCGTATGGCAAAAGTTTACTAACTTTGTAGACAAATACAACTTTAAGAAAACTAACTTCTATGCACCTCTGGCCGCTGGCTACAATATCATTGGTTTTGATTTGCCTATTGTTGACCGTATGTGTGAGCAGTACGGCCCAAAACATAAGAAAACGGGAAGACAAGGACTATTCAGTCCTATCTATAAGTTAGATTTGATGCACACCGTATGGATGTGGATGGAAAATAACGCAGATATTAAATCGTTGAGTATGGACTCTATGCGAGATTTGCTTGGTATGGATAAAGATAATGCGCACGATGCTTTGCAAGACGTTAAGGACACGGCTAACATTCTTATTGCTTTCATGAAGCTGCATAGAAGATTTTCACCTAACGTAAAATTTGAAAAGGCATTTGCTGATGGAAACGTTCACATTTGATGTTGAAAATGTTACACTTGAAGATAAAAAGACTTGGGATTTAATTTGTAACGGAAGAACCAAAGGGGTTTTTCAGTTAGAGAGCAGTCTAGGAAGAAGCTGGGCCAAAAAAGTTAAGCCTAAAAATATGGAAGAGCTATCTGACTTAATAGCTATCATTCGTCCCGGCTGTTTAAAGGCTATTCAAGATGGCAAGTCAATGACTCAGCACTATGTTGACAGAAAAGACGGTGATTCATCCGTCACGTATGTCAATAATGCGTTAGAGCCAATCCTCCAAAAGACTCAGGGCGTTCTTGTCTATCAAGAGCAGGCTATGAAAATTTCCCAGCAGCTTGCTGGCTTTACACTACAAGAAGCTGACGACCTTCGTAAAGCTATCGGTAAAAAGAAAGCTGACCTTATGGCTGAAGTTAAGAAAAAATTCTTAAAGGGAGCCATAAAAGAAAATATTGTCAATGAAGAAGAAGCTGAAGAAATATTTGGTTGGATTGAGGCCTCCTCTCGATACAGCTTCAATAAGTCTCACGCTGTATCCTATGCTATCTGTGCTTACTGGAGTGCCTATGCTAAAGCTCATTTTCCTCTTGAATTTTATTGTAACTACTTAAAGTATTCCGGCGGCAAACCAGACCCGCAAAGAGAAGTTAAGGAATTGGTCACAGACGCAAAGTCTAATGACATATTTATACATCCTCCTTCCTTAGAGTATCTAAATGAAGAGACTTCTGTAATAAATGGAAAAGTCTACTTCGGCCTAAAGAACATAAAATCTTTAGGAGCAAATACTATCATTAGCATTAAAGAGAACGTAAAAGCAGCCAGATCTTTACTGGCTACTGAAATTTGGTGTTGGTACGATTTTCTAATCCTTATATCTAGAAAGATAAACAAAACAGCGTCAAGAGCTTTAATATCCTCTGGTGTTTTGTCTGAACTCAAAACTTCAAGGCAAAAGATGCTTTATGAGTTTGACACGTTTGAAAAACTTTCAAATAAAGAGATTGAATGGGCAGAAGAACACTACAAAAACTTTAACTCATTGACAGACCTATTACAGGGTCTTGCAGCACCCAGAAAAGAAGGTGGGGGAGTAACCAACAAAAACAGACTAGGAATCGTCAAAGACCTTGTGCAGCAGCTTAAAAATCCTCCGGTGTCCCTACAGGACGACCCAGAATGGATTGTAAGGACAGAAGAAAACTATTATGGAGTTGCTCTCACCTACTCTAAAGTTGACGCTGTGGACGTTAGCAGGGGTAATACAACATGCAAGGATATACTCAATGGAAAAAAGGGTAATCTATCAATTGTTGCAACTGTAAATGAAGCTAGAAAGTACACCCCAACAAAAGGAAAAAATGCAGGCAAAGATATGGGGTTTTTAGAAGTAGAAGATGCTACTGGCAGTATGGACGGAGTAACTTTATTCTATGATGCTTGGGATAAATACAAAAATATGTTATATAATGGAAATAACATATTAATGATAGGGAAAACGTCTGGTGGAAAGAGAGATGGAATTATAGTAGATGAAATATTTGAACTATAGTTGCGAAAGATCTTTTACTATGGTAGTATTGTATAGGGTTAAATTTTAAATTATTGAACGGGAAATAACACTATGAACACTATTTCGAATTACTGTCGTTTTATTGGACGACTAACCGCAGATCCTGACCTTGTAGAGTTAGAAAACACCGAA